ACTCATTATTATATAATGATTGTCTTTTTTTGTTAATATTCTGAAAGCATCAGTAAATCTATATCTGATGTTTAAAATAATTCTTTTAATTCTTTTCATTTTTAATCTTTTTTAATTATATGTTTTCGATTTGCTTTAATTCATCAATTGTACTTATTACTTTGTAAGGTTGTTTTAATAAGTAACCGCAAAATATACGCTCTAATCTTATCCATCCTTTAATATAGTACTTTTTATCATTTATCTCTTCGTAATAATAACCTAATTTAATTAATTTTTCGTGTGTTATCATAGTTTTATTTAAAATGGTGCATCAAAATCTTCGTTTGGCTTCATTGCACTAAACATTTCTACTTGTTCTTGTTCTACTTTTATGTTTTTTTGTAATGTTAAATCAAAATTGTCTGGAATGGTTCCGTCAACATAATACCTACCCGTTGGTAAATGATAATTGAATTTAACTAATCCCTCTATTTTCCCTTGAAATGAAAATTTAGTTTTTTGATTTGAAAACATTGTAAAACCTGATTCTTGTTCTGTTTCAAATTGTCTATAAATTGTAAATCCATTATGAGTTTGATTTTTGAAATCTGATGATCCACTAACATCGTATAACGTTGGCATTTCATAATCACCTTTTGCATCTTTTTTCATTTTTGTTGGGTGAGCAACTAAGAATATATGTACGTTATGCTTAATACAAAAATTAGTTAGTTTAGTTAAAATAATATCAATACCCTCTTTGCCTACCATTCCTTTTGGCATCTGTATTTTATTCCAAGCATCAATAACAAATAAATTTATTCCATAAGTAAACATTTGCTCTTCAAACTTATTAAATAACCAATCCCAATCAGGGGCTTTGTCTTGTTCTTGCGTTGTATAATACATTCTATTTCTTGACCATTCAATAAACCTATAAATTTCTTCATTTGTGCAGTTGTTATTTCCAAAAAAAGGTTTTCCGACCGCTAATTGAATATGTTTTGTAGCATATAACTCTAATGGATTATGCTCTGGTGAATAAATAGAAGCCTTATAATCGTATTCATGTACTAAATTAAGTAAATACCAATCTAAAAAACTTGATTTGCCATGCGAAGGAATACCTGTTATAACGGTTAATTGTCCCATCATAATAGAAAATATATCTTTTAAATTTCCAAATACATTTTTTTTAGGTGAAATAGTTTTAGGTAATCCATCTTCTTTTAGTTTTATTATTGAATCTAATAAATCATAACTTGTAAATGTACCTCCTATGTTGAAATGTTTACGTTCGTTGATTACGTGGCTTAATTTACCGCTTTTTAAATCATCATTTGCATCTTTACTTTCAAATTCAATATACGTACATCTGTAACGCCCTAACCTTTGCGCTATTTTTTCACGTACCTCAATACCTTTTTCATCATTATCGGTTGCAATTATAAAATGTTTGACATCTTTTAAATACTTTTCTGAATTAATCCAAAAATCATCATTGTCATTTGCGCCACTTGGTAAACTTAAAGCATTTTTAATTCCTATTTCATAAAATGCTAAAACATCAAATTCACCCTCGCAAATGTAAACTTCTTCCTGACCGATTGCAGAATTAATATTATATAGAATTGGTTTACCACCCTTCGATTGAGTAAACTTTTTATCAGCAGAACGATATTTTTTATTGACTAATTCCTCACCTTCAAAATAATTAAACACAATGTTATTTACTTCTTTATTATGAGCAGGTTGATAATGTTTTTCTTCTGTTATCTGAAATTGATTTAAAGTATTTTGGCTTATCATTCTTTCTTTCCAAACCCATTTAACTAGATTGTCAGATAGATTAGTGTAATTTATCCATGTATTATCAAATTTAACATACTTTTTATCTATTTGTGTACTTTGCCTTTGTTCTTTAAAAGATAATGCGCCACAATGATGGCACTTTGCTAAACCACTATCAAAATAAATAGCTAAACATTTATCTGTTTTCTTTTTCCTTTCCTCTGAACATATTGGGCAAGTACTGTACTTTGTTCCTTTCTCTGCACCTCGTACATTGATAAGGTTAAAATCAAAAATTTTATACATGATTACGACTTTCTAAAACGTGCAAATTTATCAATATTTTCTATTTGTGAAATGTTTTCTTTTTTTAATTCATCATTCCAACACCATTTAACCAAGTCAATGGATTTTTTCTAAATGTCATATCTGGTTTTAATTTAACATAAATAGGTAATACTTCTTTTATTTTTATTTTTTGTTCATTTGTTAACCTATTAAATTTTTGCTCGCATTTTTTCCTATCTGTTTTTTTATCGTATAAATCCCAAAATTCATCAAACGAATATATAATGTTTATTTGTTCTATTGTTCTATTGTTATTAGGTTTATCTATACATACAATGCCGTGGACTTGCTTTTGATTATGCTTTTGCATTGCTTTGTCTAATGCTTTTGTATTTGCTTTTGTATTTTTTACAATAGCAATTACGTTGCTTGAGTACTGATTTTTTGATTTTTGAATTAAAATAATAAAGCCCCATTCTATTAAATCATTCAAAGTATTTGAGTAAGTTCTATAATTTTTTATACCAACCGCATCTTTAGTCATTTCCAAAGGTAAACCAAATTTTTCTTTCCACCCTAAACGATTACAATGTTCAATTATAAAAAAATACATTGCTGTATGATTTGGTGAAATCTTTTCAGGATTTTCAAAACACCAATCAAACCAATTTCTCGAAAGTTCATAACTATTCATACTAATCAATTTGAGCAATTAGTTTTCGTAATTCTTTTGAAAATTTTATAGCAGTTGATTTATCTAAATAAATACCCCACCTTTTATCTTCAATTTCACTTTCCATATGAATAAAAATAGTTCCACTTTCTGTAATTGATTCAATACATAATATTGTATCATCTTCTACGTCATGAAATTTTAAAGTAACCATAATTTTAATAAAGGTTTTAAGATAACCAGTAACTTTTAAATAAAACAAAAAGCCTCACAAATCAATAAGCTCTTTAAGTTCTATAATGTCGGGACCGAACTATACACAAATATAGTAATTAATTTTAATTAATCAAATATTTTTAATTGCGAAGTATGATTTTTTATTCTTTGTATTGCTTTATCATAATATTCTTGGTCTAATTCACACGCTGTTAATTCGAATCCGTAATCATGACAAGCTATTGCAATGCTTCCCGAACCTAAATGCGTATCAAGTATTTTATCACCTTGTTTGGCGTATTTGTCTAAACAATATTTGTACAATTCAAAAGGCTTAGCTGTTGGATGAAACTTCTCAATCATTGTATTATTGCTTTTTCTGCAACCTGCTCTGCTAAATTCAAAAATACGCATCGCCTTATTAAAAGAAGTCCAAGCCATTTCACCATCTGCAAGGCTAAAACCTCTTTGTCCTTTATCCCAAATTATCCACCCCATTGATGGTGGTAAAAATTCAGTCATATAATTTCCTCCCCATACTATTTGATTTTTAGAAACTCTAAATAATTCTTTAAAGTATTCTGCAGATGGTATTGAGTTATCCCAATCTGTTTTTTTATATTCTTTATATCCCCATTTTTCTCCTCCTGCGTTTTGGGCTTTATCTGCTCCAATCCCATAAGGAGGGTCAACTATTGCAAGGTCAAAATAGTTATCAGGATAACGTGCCATTAATTCCATGTTGTCCTCATTTGTAATTGTTATTTTATCAGTTACTTTCATAGCTTATATTATTTCCCATACGTAATTTTTTTTTCCGTACATTCCTATTCTTTGTTCTTTAGTCATGTTTAAAAAACCTTTTTCAGTTAAGTTAGTTATTGCACGTCTTATTGAAGTTATTGGATATTCTTGTAAATGCTTCCATACTTCAAATGGTGTGAGCGTTCCGTATTGCTTGAACAAAATCATTACTTTATGCTCTTGTTTTGAAGCATTTTCAATCTCTATTGCTAGTTCAATAGGGGTTAGATTAGTTGTGTTATAAAATGGTTTCATCATTTGTGTATTTGTTTAATTGCTTCATCAATGTAGTCTACTGCTTTAGCGTATAAATCTTCATTGCCATCTAGTCTAGTTGTGAATGGATTTATTACTTTATCTAATTTAACCGATTGCTCCCTTAGATTTGTAAATAGCACCTTTGTTTTGTTTTTAAAAATACAAGGCTGTAACTCACTAATCGGTAGTTAATAAGTTGACTTAATAGCGTTATTTCGCTAATTAGTTCAATCTGTTTTTCTTGTTCTGTTTTCATACGTATTTATTTAATTTAATAAGTAATGATACTCCCGCGTAACCAGCTAAAAATAACGCCACAGATAGCATATATTTAACACTGTCATCGAACATTATCTCAATTGGATTTGTTGCCTTTAAATGCCATCCCTCTATGATTAAAAACGCTGTGGTTTCATATTCATATTAGTTTACCTGTTTCTTTGAAGTTTTTGTAATTATTGCAGTTTTCAATAAATCTATATGGAAATTTTTTATCCTCACTTTTAATCATTTGCCCATATAGTTTTATTGGATTATTAGGGTCGTCCCAGAAAATACCCCAAACTTCCTCTTCCCATACAGGAATTATATCACTCAATTTGTCGTATGGTTGCATTGATAGGGTAGGATTAGTCCACTTGTTGTAACATCCATCAATTGTATAGTTTTCTTGATCATGTCCAAATGCTATAAAAATTGGGTAAGGATTATCTTCATTAAGACTTATAACCTCACCTTCTACATCTCCAAATAAAGCACTATCAAATACTTTATCGCCTACTTTTAACTTTGTTTTCATAACTTTATTAATTTAAATAAATAATTAAACCCCTCGTGTGGCTCTGTATTACCCGAACCTCTTACTATTGTGTATGGATAAACACCATTTTCAATCCATTCTTCAAAATGCTTTTCAACTTGTTTGTAATCACTTGTTGATTTACGTTTTTTTACTAAATGCTGTGCGCTCGAATGGTTAGTTAATTGTAAGTACATTGCTATTGCTTCATACTTAACTTTGTTTTGCCGTAGTTTACGTGCTACTATTTGCTTTATGTCAACGAATAAACACCCATTGTATCGTCCTATTTTCTGAAAGTACAACTCCCAACTAATAGGAATTTCGTGCTTTTGATAAATCATTGCGCCTATTTTAAAGTGTGGATTCATTTGATTTGATTTAATGCGTTTACCATTCTTATTCTATTTTCTACATTTGCGGGTACGTGAAGTAAATAACTTGTATCTTCGTCAACTGACTTTAACCTTGGTTTGTAAACCTCTTTTTTCTTTGCCTTTTCCTTTGTCGCAAAGTAACCAATTACCATGTAGCAACAAAAAAATATAGTTACTAAGGTAGCGGATTTAAAAATCATTCTCATATCTCTTTTTTTAGGTCAACAATTCTATTAGCTTCCTTGTAGTCTTTATTTTCAATTGCTGTTATTATTTCCGCAATTTCGCACTCATCAAACTCTAAGGTAATTGTGCAATGTCCCTCGCATCGGTCGCACGTTTCAGTTTCATAGTTAGGGGCTGAATAGTCATCTAAGTTTCCGTTTGTAATACTTTCTGTATAACCAGAACCCTCACATTGTGGGCACTCCGTTTCAAAATAAATTGTTATCATAAGTACAAGTAAATAGTAATGTTAGACTTCTCAAATTTAATATAAGCGTTTTCAGTTGGTTCTGATGCTGTATGCGAACCCATTTTAGTTGCAAGTAATAACGCTAATGATTGTTTGTAAATCGTTGTTAAAACCGCCCCAGAATGGCTTAAGTGGATAGTATTCCAAGTGTTTACGTCTATACCCAAACCGTTAATAGTTTGGATTAGACTAGATTTTTTTAAAGTGATTGTTTCCATTTTTTTGTTTTGTTTATGTTTGAAAAAATGGCTGTCTTTCCAGCCTGTCAGTAAGTTTAATATTTACAGATTTTTTTTAGAGCTTCTAAGTCTTTTATTTTTGGACTTTCAGCGTTTTTTGTTGCATCAATTAAAGGCATATCGGTAATTCTTGCGCTCCATTGTTTGCCTGTTAATGGGCTTGTATAAGTTACTTCATACATTCCATAACCTTTGAAGTTAAAATCGAAGTCAGATAAATTAATTTGTGTTTTCATAATCTTATTTTTTAATTGTTTTGTTTTGTTCTACAAATGTAAGTACTTTTTGTTGATAAACAATACTTATCAACAAATATTTTATAAATTTATTTAAAATTACGTATTATTACGTATAAAAAAAGGGGCTTTTAAACCCCTTTAATCATTTTAACAAAACATTTTATAAGAAAAAAATACCTAAGTCGCTAAGTTAGCGATTATTATTAAATAATTCAGCAGTCTAAGGCAAATAAATTGCATTTCGTAAAAGGGTTGTTATTATTGCATTGTCGACATAGCCACCCTACCGTACTGAATTAAGCAAAGTTAAGAAATATATTTTGTTTTACCACTAACTTTAATAGCTTTTAATACTTGTTTTCTATTTTTTACCATTGAAAACGATACGTGAATCCATGAATAATCGAACTCATTTATCAATTGGTCAAAAATCAAATTGTTTTTTATAAACTCAAACATTGCTTTATTGTCGTATTTGTTACCCATGTCAAGGTCGATCGCTTCGGCGGTTGTATGTTGGCTTCCTTTTGCACCCCCTATTTTTGCATTGTATTCTGGGTTCCTATATCCTGAATTGCATCGAATAGGTTTACCCATGTACGCACGTAATGGCTCAAATACATTATCTGCTAATGCCTTTGCGTTTTCTTCTAACTTTTGATTTATTTCAAAATCCCTAAAATATTCCTTTTCGCTCAAATGTTTACTTATCATATACTAATTATTAAAGTCAATACTGCTATTAATCCACCCGTTCCAATAGTCAAACCCCTCCAAATTTTTTTCCTGTTAATTTCTTTTGTTAGTTTTTTTTCACTATCTGAAACCATTATTTGTAATTCAGTTTTTTGCTCTGTTAAAACTTTGTTTTCTTGTTTGCAAAGTTCGAATAGTTCCTTACATTCTTTGCCCTCAATTAACTTAAGTACAATTGCTTGTAGTTCTGTTTTATTATAACACATTACTGAATCACTTTGACAATGCCCTGATAAGACTATCGAGGTCATCAAGGTCATAAGTGCTAACTTTAATCTTTTCATCTTTGTATTTTTTTTCGATTATAAAGCCCTGCATTTTTAAGCTATCTAATTTGACTTCTAAGGCTTCTATTTTTGTTTTATTAATGATTATATCATTTTGTCTATTAAGGTTCATAAAAACGATTAAAACAACGCATAAAGCCCAAATAGATATAAATATAATTAAATGTTTAAGTTCAATTTTCATACAATGCTGAATAAGTTAAATAACAAAGTACCACCCATAAGAATAGCACTGTAATAATGTAGCGTAAATCAATCTTCATTATTTGGAGTATTACGGCGCTGAAAATACGATTTACCAATGATGTAACCATCTTTAACTGCCTTATCGAATAGTTCAGTCAATTCGTTTGCCGTCCACCCTACAACGAAGGAGATAAACATCTTAACACGTGGATGTGCTTCGCCAAACATCCAATCTAAAATGCCTAATGTGAAAAACGCAAGCAATGCTCCTATAATCACCTGTGATAATAACTGCTTAAATTTTAATTTCATCTTCCGTGCTTTTAAAAAACTAGCTACACTTCCAAACAATATAGCGTAAAAATCTATAGAATGTTTCATTTTCTTTATGGCTTTAATAATTTTACGTAAATATACTAATTATGGTTTAGTAATATTCTCAATTTGTGAAATTTTCGCTAGTGCTCGACCTCTAAACATTGCTTGAAGGTCATTAACACCTGCTGTAATGTATTGCTGAAACGTCGCACTTTCATATTGATTGAAAAACTCCGAATCTAAACTATACGATTTCTCTTCACTTGTTACAATGTCATCTGTTAAAGGTGCTAGTAATTCCTTTCTATAAAACACTTGAATGTTTCTTGCATCCTCGTTAATTAGATACTTTGAAATTGTGTATCTGTTTCTCATGCCATTTGGCAAAGTCTGTGTAATTGTTGTTCTCTCCATTTTTTTATATATAGCTTGTTAATACTTTTACTTCACTTGCACCTACTGCTGTGGTATCAGCATCGGTTGCTCCTCCTGTAATTGCTAATGCTATACCCGTTGCAAATCTGTAACCTAAACCACCTAAGTAAGTAGTTACGGTTGCATTTGTTGCTACTGCAATTGTCAAAATAGGTACATCTGTTCCAACAGTTGGAGCACTCGCTTTATTGTATAGTTTCACGTATCTTGTCGAAGCCCCTGTATTGCTTACATTTATTGAGTATACAGTACCAGCTGAAGCCTTAATACTTGTAGCGTTGGTAGTCGCTGCACTATTAATTGCATTTGCGGTTGGTGTAGCTGGTGTGCTTGTCGTAGTTCCCGCAGAAGTCAAAGACCCCGATACAGTAACCGAACCAGATACTGTTGCAAGTAAATTGGCTGCTGTTCCATTCGATACGATTTGCGAAGTAGTACCTAACGTGTAATGGCTGAAAACTGAAAACGCTTGAATTGACCCACCCGTGATTGTAGATGCAATGCGTAACCTTATGAATTTAAAGTTACAAGACCCCTCGTATATGATTTGTGTAGCTGTTGCTGTTATTGCTGTAATGATTGGAACACGAACCGCCAACGCTTGGTTGTACACTGGTATCGCTTGAAAGTTTGTGCCATCATTCGAACCCTCAAATACGAATGTCCCACCAGTTCCCGTTGAAACAACTTGACAATTAAATGACCTATATGGACTTACATCGGTTGGATTAGTACCTGCAACGGGAGTTAAAATATTGTTTACCGTTGCTGTTTGCGCCGATTGACCTACAAGTGTATCGTCAATAATTACATCATTCTCATCAATTATTCCATACGCACTATCGACTTGCAATGTAGTTGTGGACGCTCCACCCTCATTTTTTACTACGATTCTAAAATAGTTAGCGTTCATCGGAATAGATAGTGCCAACTTATCATTTGCTCTGTAACTAATTACACGCTCGTATATGATTTTAGTGCCTCCATTATCTATTGAGCCTTGCAAAGTCAATGTTAAATTTTGGTCTGCAAATGCAAGGAATGATAAAGCAGGATAGTTAGTTATATCTTCCCACGTGCCTGTGAAAGAAGCACCCGCTGTTAATTGATCCGAGGTGCTGTTAATAGTTGAAAACAAATAGACAATTCCATTTTGCCTAGTTGGTTGTGGATTTTGAAAAGGTGTGTATGCCATAATTAGAATATTTGCCAATTTGCGCCATCTGAAACAAGCGTAATTGATTGATTAATTAAATTTAAAGTGATTGAACTGCTTTCGTCAATGGTTTGTGAACTCGTTGTATTCAAGTTTGTTGAGCCTGACTTTAACTTCAAGTTGTAAACCGATGAATTACCAACTGCTGTTGGGAGTGTTAATGTATTTGTTCCATTCAAAAGATGAAAATATTGTGTGTTTTGACCCGCAGCCAAAGACGTTGTAACCGAACTATAAGACGTTACTACCTTTTGGTTCGGTCTAGTCCATGCGAATCCATCCCAATACCACTCTCCGAAATACTGACCTAAATCTGTAACTATGAAAGACTGCCCTAATGTTCCCGACGTGCCTACCATTGTAGCGTATGAGCCTGTTAATTGTGTTGTGCCACCCCCTAATGAAGTCCACGCTGTACCATTGTACCACTCATATTGATTCGTAGTTGTGTTGAAAATAAGTAAAGAAGTAGCAGGTGAACTAATCGCATTACGTTGGGTGGTGGTTAGGCGTGGGAGTAAAACTCCCTTTGTTGTTGATGTCACCGCAAAGGCTATACTTGAATAGTTAGGGATTACATTCCAATTAGCACCTATTGAAAAAACACTATTTGGAACGTCAGAACCACCATTATATACGAATGACATACCAGCGTAGCTTCTCCATGCAATACCATTATATCCTTCTAATGTAGCTTGTATATTATTTCCATTATTATATAATGTAAATCCAGGGTAATATTGACCAATAGGAGCCCTTATAGCAAATGACCCCATATTGTCAATCTCAAACATAGTAGTCGTATCCGTCGAATCCCTAACTACTAAGGGAGGGTTAGTGCCGTCGGAAATGATTTTAATTTGCTTTGTGAAAGTATTTGCAATGTTTAAAATATAAGACCTTACAAGCGTTTTTATAGTTGCCCATTTTGTCTTTTGAGTGGTATAAACACCCGTCAACTCCGTGTCAATAGGCATTACAGAATTATCTGTTATGCTTGTTGCTTCGGTCGTTATTTGATTTATCTGTGTGCTCATTTTCTTTGCTTAAAAAAATTAGTAATTTTTCGACGTTCTTAGGTTTGGGTTTATAGCACCCACCCGAAGTAATCTTGGTCTGTATCTTTTTGTACTCTTCCATTTACATAAGTGTTATACTCAGGAAATAAACCCGAATTAGCATTAATATAATCAATGAATCTCTGTGTGTATAATTGCGCACTATCTTTTTCTTTGTCAATTAACTTGTTTAATCCAAATGAATCAATAGTATCTCCATTCTCAGTAGAGTGTTTAAAAACTCCTTTATTCGCAATTTGGTAAGGTGCAAAAGGTAGGTATTCAACCATAGCCCAATGAATAAGCATAGGACTAATATACTTGTTTACAAGTGTTAAATAGTTACCACTCAATGTACTATTTTGAAAGTCATTTTGTAACTTTTCCAATAATGCGCTACCTAAGTAGTTTTCAATGTGTATATCCTGTGCAATAGCTATATATTGCAAGAATTTATCAGTGTCCAATAAACCACTTAATGTAGTGTATTTAACAACGTCAGATGTCTTAACTAATAGTACCATTATTTAAAGTGTTTTTCGTAATATTCTTTTGTGTAACCTTTATAAGTCATGTCCTTAGGTTTAACCACCTCTTGACCTATTGCAGGTAATTTAGAACCCATTGCTTTTGCTGTGAATGAATCAATCTGTTTTGCAAGCGGTGAATTAACATCGACGTTTGTACCCGCTTTTAAATACAATTGTCTAACCCAATTGTGCGAACATCGAGCACCGCCCTTGTATAACCATACACTATAAGTGTCCGAGCCACCAACTCCAAAACCTTGATTAACGGGTTGGTTGCTCATTTTTAAAATGTCCTCTTTTCGCCAAACTTTATTTGCCCCTACCATTTTAGAGCAAAACTCCCTTGTATCTGGTGAAACTCCACCTTTATAAGCGTATCGAACTTTGATATTTTCGTCGTCTAATTCGCTTTTTTGATTAGGTGTATTAGTTACTTTTGTTCCCTCTTTTGCACTTGGGAATTTAATACCAACGCTTGCAAGCTCAACCTCTTCATTGTAATCTACCACGTATTCACTTACCAACTCCCATCCTGCCATGTCCTCACCTAGTTCAATGTATTCATCTATTAAACTTTGTGAACTCATTTGTACGCTTTCGGGTAAAATCTTTGCAATGTCAAACTTGTTAATACCTACCACAACTTCTAAATACGCTCTAGCTTGTTCAATTTGCATAGCACCGCTATTAACATCTAATATAGCTTGTTTGATATTGTCTAATTGCACACCTGAAAACCTTTCATTTGCCCCGAAAGGATTAGTAGTTTTGAAATTCAATTTAATGTCCGAACCAATAGAAGTCAAAAACTTTGAAATAGCTTCACAAATTTTCATTTGATAAGGTGCAACGATTGAGCTCATGTATAAATTCCAACTATTTTTCAACTCATCTGCATTTGATGAAAAACCGCTTGCACTTGCAATTCCAAATATCAATCCACTTGTAACGTTGTGGGATTTTAAAATCTGTGATTGTGCTTCAGTTGATAAGTATTGGTAATGGTCAACTGCATCGGTCAATGGAATAGTATCTATTTCGGTTTTCTTCCCGTCTGCCTCTTTAAATTCTACTATAATAGATTGACCATGCGCACCCGTTAATTTATTTTTAATGTTGTTAACTGTCATTGCTTTTGCTTCTTCGCTTGGCTCTCCATTGAAAAACGTGATTAAAGATTTGCCACTAAAACCGCTCTTAACATCGTTCAATAAATAATCTGCTATTCCCTCTTCAAG